GAAATACCAGCCACAATAGAACCACCACCTGAATTGATGAACAATTTTATTGGTGGTGGTAATATACCTAAACTTTTTGATAAAGTCAAGGCTTTACTTTCTAATTCACCAATTTTTTTATTTAACTCTACAGCACTATTACGATTAACACCAGAGTAATAATATATTTTATTATCTTGTACTGATATATGTTTATCTGTAGATTCCCCACCTGTTTTTTTAGGTGGAATAATTTTTTTCTCACCCCAATACTGTTCATTCATTATTATCTCCTGATTTTTGTTGTCTATTATGTTTTGCTCCACTAAGACCTACATTATAATTAATGGAAGCGCTAATTCTTGTTTTGTCCGAAACAAATGGATATACGGTGTGTAATAGATATGCTGGAAATATATAAAAATCACCCTTCTGTGGTGCAGTTCTCCAACTACCAAGTTCTATCTGACCAGCACTACCTTCAGATTTACATATAAATTCTAAACACCCATCTGTAGTGTAATCTTTTAAATGACCATCCGTCTTATCTGGTCCATGTAAAGTATGTATAGGCGTTCCCATAAAATCTTCATGATTTGAAAAAAAGAATATTGTTGATATTTGACAATGTGGATGAAAATGAGCTGGATTATACTCATAGCTTTTCATTTCATTTACCCAACCATCCCATCTCTCTAAATTAATTTGTGTGTTTTTAGCAGCTGCCTCCCCCTGTACTTCCATAATACAAGTTCTTAAATAAACTTCAACAGATTTATCTACAAAAGCACCTAAATTAGTATTAGTAAAATGTTTATCATTAATTCTATATTCACTATTTATTCTACCAGCAAGTTCCGAGTTCAATGGTAACTCTTCTTCTTTTAAAGTTTTATTAGCAATTTTTTCAAATTTTTTGTAAATTGCTTTTGGTAAAGCACCCACTCCGACTTTAGGACCAAATGGTGTTATAACATTAAATTCTACATCAACCTCTTTTTTTACTTGAGACATTATTTGCCCCATTTACCACGACCAACAATAGTCGCCATAATTCCATAATTTGATACATCAAGATAAGCATCTTCTAATGGTTCATCTTTTACTGCAGATTGTTTGTCACCAAGTAATAATGTTTTTACTCGTTGTAATTTATCATTCATTCTGAACCATAAACCAGTCAATGATAATTTAATTTCTTCTGGTGTCTGTAATTGTGTACCAACTGAAATATTACCAGGACCATAATCATGTTGTTTATTACAAAACAAAACATATTGTTCTCGTTGTAATTTTTTAAACTCTGATGTCATTTCAGGCCACTCTTGTTCCATCTGTTTGACTATACTTAATTTACGCTCTGGATCATCCACTGGATCATCCACTTGAGTTTCTAACTCTCTTTCTTTTATATTCATAGTAACTCCTATCCTACTATTACATGCGATAATTGTATCATAATAATGATAACTGCTAAAATCATACTAATTATTGTTCTTGTATCTGGCACCTCATTCAATATGAAGTAAGTTAAAAAAGTAAAAACTATTGTAGCCATACCAAACCCAATAGGTCTGACATACCAATAATTTCCAAAGTATTCATAATACCATTTTGTACCATAAAAAAACATAAAACTTATTGGTATTCCACCAAGTACAATCCACCAAATACTTGTCGCCCATTGCCACTTGAATTGAGCTTGCATATGAAACCAAGCCCAAATATGACCAATCAATGATACTGACATAGCCAACCACAACTTATTCATCTAATCCTCATTTTCTTTATATCCTTATCGGATTTTCCAAATTTCTTTAACATTAATTTTAAATCTTCTCTTGACATCAAGTCATAATATTCAGCCGCTTGAAGTTTACTCACTTGAAAGTATTCCATAATAAATGGAACTACTTTGTCGTTTGTCTTTTCTTTCTTACCACTCAAATACTTTAAGAAAGTCTTTTTCTTTGGTAGTAAACTACAATAAAACTGATATACTGTCTTGGGTGGCATAACTTCTATTGTGAATTTCTGAAAATGATTTACCAATGGTAAATAATCTTCACCCATACTCAAATACCGATTAACCATAAATGGACTAAACTTCTTTTTGTCGGCATCCGAAAAAGAATCCCAATCTCGTTTACCGACAAACAGTTCGTTTATCCAACTAAATAAGTTCATTGACATCAGCTAAAGGTAATATTTCACCACAATTTCCACAATTAAACACTTGAACTGGCGCTATCACTTCTTGACCAGTTGGTGACATAATAGCTGATATCTTCTTTATAACATAACCTTGTATAAAAATTTTGTTATTACATTGTTCACAATTCATAGTTTCAGCTTCAGTTAAATCCACTTGGACTTTCTGTTGTGGTAATGGTTTCATTGGTTTTGTACTCATTGTAATCTCCTCAATATGTTCGATACTGTAGCAATAAAGTTAATCTCTTTATCCACTACTAACACATCTTGATAAGCACCAACTGATATCTCGGATATCAATTCTGGTATCTTATCACCAGTTAAAGTTTCCACTTCATCATAAAGTAATCTAAATAACTCTGTGTAATCACTAAAACTACTATCAGCAACTAACTTACGAATAGTTCTGATATCAGAGTTATTTTGAATCATCTCTAAGAACTGAAGTTTGAACTCATTATGTAACATTCCTTGTTTATCAATTTTCAACTGACCATCAATACATTGTCTTTGTAAATCATTGATGACTTTTCGTAGGTCAGGATAACCAGCAGTTACTACAAGTGCCAAATCATCCAAGTCGAAAGATATGTTCTCTTTCTCCAAGATAGTCTTGGAATGTAGTGCAACTTCTTTCTTACTTGGTGGTGTTATCTTGTATGTCTGACAACGACTCTGTATTGGTTCAATGATTTTCTCAACATAATTACAAGTCAATATAAACCTACAATGTTGTGAAAATGTTTCCATTAGATTACGAAGAGCTGGTTGTGCAGAATTTACATTTAGATAATCCGCTTCATCCAGTATGACTATTTTGTTAGGTTTGAAACCAATTGAAGAAGCAAAGGTCTTCAACTTGTCTCGAACCAAGTCTATATTTCTTTCATCCGAAGCATTAATATAGAGATAATCACACTCAATATTATTAACAATAATTTTAGCGAGTGTGGTTTTGCCACCACCAGCTCTACCATAAAGAAGTAGATGTGGAACATTTCCATCTTCTAAAAACCTCTCAACTTTAGTTTTAAGGTGTTCATTACCAACATAAGTCGATAAGTCTTGTGGTCGATATCTTTCAACCCATAGTCCATGTGATTCCATCTTATACCTGTTGTGATACTAACCAATATTTAACATTGAAATCATCAACACTAAATTCGATATGAGCCAAACCTTTATCAGAAATCTGTAATGTTGCCTTAGAACATTCTTTGTTAGCATTCAATACTTCTTTGAAAAGATTGGCATTAAATACAACGGGTTCTGTTAAACTTACGGCACCACTCTGAACTTTGATACTGATACGATTTGAGTTTATGTCACTATAACCAATAGTGAATTCCAAACCACCATCTACTGGTGTAATAGCAAATGTTTCAACATCAGCTAAAGCACCTTTACCACGAATGAATGAATTGATAAACTGACTATCGATATTAACCAAAGTCTTGTATTCAGGTTCATTTTTCAATTCAGGTACATCAGGTATAACACCAATAGCAGCCAATACATAATCAGCCGAAATAACTGAATCACTAAAGTGAAATGCAATTGGTGTTTCATCATCACTTGGTGGTGTTATCAAAGCAAAATCAACACTATCGGCTAAAGTACCTAACATCTTAGACAATAATGGTGTGTCATAAACACCAACTTCAAACTCAGGTAAAGTTTGTTTTTTCAAAGTCAATTGTCCTAATAGACTTTTGTCTGGTGAAATGAATCGTGTGGATAATGTACTTCCATCCGACTCCCACTTGACAGAATTTACATTTCCACCAAGATTGTATTTTTGGATAAAAGTATCCAGCGTTATTTTATTCATAGTTTCTCCTATTATGATTTAATTTAATACTTTTTAGTGTAAAAGTCAATCAAAAAAACCTTTCGATTGAAACTTTTTTATCTACGGGCATATCCCAAGACATAGCATCGTAAAACATCTGTATCTTCTTGTTCAATGCTTTATCAAACAATTTTTCTCTATCAACATATTGATTTATAAAATCCATTATTTCTTTGGGATCATCATAACCCTTGTAAGCAATACCATCTATTTTTAATGGATTTTCCTTCAAGTAAACCCAACGAACTTTGGAATGATTGGTTATTGGTTCGTGATTTGTAGTCTTAAAATGTTTTAACAAATCATTATATATAACCGAAGCTTTTGTATGAACTGGTGCACCCTTTTCCATTTCAGTAAACATAGACTTACCACCAAAACCACCCGTTGTTTTTTTCTTAGTATATTTTTTAATACCCTTTACGCCAGTCGGAAGAGCAATCTTATCCAACTCTTCGTTCTGTAAATTCTTTTTAAAATTCAATATAAACTCATCAATCTTTTCTTTTGGAACTTTAGCAAGAATAGCTTTCAATACCTTAGTCATAAAGTCACGAAATGCTGGTGGGAATGAACTACGAACAATGTCCAAACCTTTAACATCAAGTTTCTCACATGGTATACCACCATCATTAATAATCCATTGACCATATCGTTTTTTAGTAACCCAAAAAGCAGACTTAGCAATTAACTCCTGTTTAATCTCAAACCTATGGTCTCCTCTGATGTTTAAAAACTTACTACTGAAATAATTGTATGATTTATTAATATATTCTTGAACCTCACTTGCAATATCCAAGATTTGTTCGGTCATAAACTTATCATCTGTTATATCAGCATTAGGTAATCTATTTTTGACAAGTGGTAGAGCAGAGTAGAAAACTGAGTCTGTATCTGTGTAAATACAATAATCTTCATCGTCTTTAAGTATCTTATTATAGTAACTATTCGCAATCTTCTCCGTAAACTTAATCAACTCTTGGCCCGTAGTCGTAGTACCTTCAGCGTTATCTATATCGTAAAATCGAAATACTGTCAATCCCAAAACTCCGTACAGACTATTTAAAAGAATCTTCTGTACTAACTGTCTTCTATCAAAATAACCATGTAACTCATCATTACCTTCTTCACCATACTTCTTTGCCAGTTTCCTATACTCTACTCTTTCATTAAACCACTTCTCAAGTATTGCCGGTATGACACCCTTTTTGGATAAGTCATACAAAACACCATTTGATGAAATGGATACATTATTTTTATTAAAAAAATCTTTAAGTTGTCCACTTGTAAAAGTCTGAATAACCTTTCCATTCTTTTCTACAGAATGATGTTTATCCACACCTTTAATAAATTCTTCCGCATCCCAACCATTAATCTTACCTATTTTGGTTTCTGGGGACATATTCAAACTCATAATAATACTCGGATACATAGAAGTTAAATCCAAATCAAATACCCAATCATAACGACCTGGTATTGGTGATTTAACATAAGCACCACTAAACCTACCATCAGAACCATCGTAACTGACATCATGAGCTTTACTTGGTGCAACCAAATTCAAACTTCTCAAATAGACCAACATCGCACCTTCTATATATCGTGAACTAAAATAAACCTCTTCATATGGTATTCTACCCAAATGTGATACAGCACGAGCCAAGTCCAAGAGTTTGAACTTTTGGTCAAGTGCTTTAACTATCTCAACATCGTTTAGGTTGTATTCAATAAACTTATCAATATCGTTTTTGTATAGGTCATCTAATGTACCCTCATATTCGACCTTACCCAAACCTACCTCGATTGTTCCGATATGATCTAAACGATAACTTGATTGTTGTGTATATGTAAATTTTCTGTATAAATCCATATAATCTAAACTACTGACACCCGCGATACGATACATCTTTTTGTTTGGATTATATTTTACGATTTGAATCGGTGATAGTGCGTTAGCAAATTCCTCACCTAAAACTTTTGAAATACGATTATATAAATAAGGAATGTCAAAATTGTTTGTATTCCAACCAGTAACAATAGTTGGTTTGACATCCATCCAATATCGTAAAATAGACTTTAATAATTCCGATTCAGAACTAAAAAACTTTATATCAACATCATTTTTTATATTATCTTTACCATCACCCAAAACATAAACTACATATTTCTCATCATGTTTAGTATAGAAAGCAACTGATGTTACTTTGTTGTTTGCCTTTGATGGTTCAGGAAAACCATCAGTAACTTCTACCTCAATATCAAAAAATAATTCTCTGTGGTCTTTTGATGGTTCGTCTGAATCTGAATATCTGTCCAAGAGTATTCTTGTTTCCAATGGTATATCTGATTCAAATACTCTACCTGTTTTAAAATCTTCCTCTGTCCAATAAGTAACCTTTTTTAATTTATCTCCGTAAATGGAACGATATTGACCACTACCATCTCGAACATAGGCATAATTCTTAAATATAAAATTTTGATA